CAATATTATTAAAATAAATGGTGGTAGTGGCGGCACTATAAAAATCACTCAAAGTAATTAATGAAGCGACTACTATTCACCATACTTATAATATTAGTGTTGCCTGTCTTATATCAGTCAACGCCAACAGAAACATTAAAATTAAAAGTATTTGATTATCTTGTACCTAAACAAGATCCTTCTGGTTATTTTACTATTCTAAACATTACCGAAGAAGATATAGATGCAGAAGGCGGTTGGCCTATACCAAGACAAAGACTAGGAGAAATACATAAACAGATTATAGATGCTGGTGCATTGGGCGTGGGTTGGGTTGTTAATTTTCCGCATCCAGATAGATTTGGTGGTGATGAATTTTTTGCGGAGTCGTTAAGATATGGTACATCTATTTTGGCTTCATTTGAATACCCAAATCAAATATACCCAAAAACAGTTGGTACGGTCATCAAAGGACCTGATGTTGGTGGTATGCTTTCCAAGGGTGTAGTACAGAATACTCACAACCTTAGAACTAACTATATACAAGAAGGTATATCTGCTGCACCCACCGATGTTGATAATCTAGTCAGACGAATACCCTTACTACTTAAAACACCAGATGGTTATATTTCTTCTTTTGGTACAGAGGTATTAAAAGCATTAACAGGAGCAAGAACTTACATTATAAAAACTAATGATAATGGTATACAGGAAATATCAGTCAGAGGAATACCACCGATCAAAACAGATAGTCTTGGTCGTAAATGGATTAGTTGGGTAGATACACCACAAACAGATTTACAAGAAATGAATGTTGCTGGTAAGTTTGTATTTCTTGGAATTACTGCTCCAGGAATCATGCCACAAATTGCAACTCCAACTGGATTATTAGAGCCACATAAAATTCAAGCAGCATTATCTGAGTCAATTCTTATAGAAAACTCTCCAAGGATTCCAGAATGGTCATTGGCAGCGGAAATTTTGATTTTTGGAATTTTTGTGTCGTTGACGTGGCTTGTAATCAATTATCTTGGTGTGGTTAAGGGTCTAAGTATCGCTGTAATTTTACTCTTCACCACAGGCTTCTTAGGAGCTTTTAGCGTTCAGAAGGGTTATTTGATAGATTTTTCATGGACTTTTATCTCACAAATCATAACTTCTACTGTTGCCTTCTATATTAACTACAAAAAGCAGTATAAATTGCGTCAACAAATCAAAAAACAGTTTGAACATTACTTAGATCCAAGACAAGTAAAACAATTACAAGACAATCCTAGTTTATTAAAACTTGGTGGTGAGAAAAAAGAAGCAACATTTTTATTTACAGATGTTAGAGGTTTTACATCTTTGTCAGAAAGATTAGAACCAGAAGAAGTAACTGAGATTATGAACAAGGCATTGACAATACAATCAGACGCTGTGCAAAAATATGGTGGCATGGTAGATAAGTATATTGGCGATGCAATGATGGCTATATTTAATGCACCTATAGATTTACTAGATCATAGAAGTGCAGCTGTACAAACTGCTATAGAAATAAAAGAAAACATGAAGAAAGCAAACCTAGGTATAGATATTGGTATAGGTATTAATACTGGTGAAGCCGTTATAGGCAACATGGGTAGCGATACTAGGTTTGATTACTCTGCTATTGGAGACTGCGTAAATACAGCAGCAAGATTAGAGTCTGCAACCAAAGAAGTAGGAAAAGACATATTGATTGGTTATTCTACTGCCATAGATTGTAAATTTAGGTTAAAATTATTAAAACCGATAAGTGTTAAAGGTAAAAGCCAAAAACTATCGATATATACAGTACAGGAGTAAACATTATGCCAAAAGGAAAAGGAACATACGGAAGTAAAGTAGGTAGACCACCAAAGAAGAAAACAAAAAAAAATAAAAAATGATTGACAAGCTAATAGGTCCAGTAAGTGACATAGTAAACAAAATGATTCCTGACAAGGACTTGCAGGCTAAACTAAACCATGAACTTAAAACCGAACTACATAAAGCAAATATGGCTCAAGTGGAGATTAATAAAATTGAAGCTGGCCATAAGTCTATATTTGTTAGCGGTTGGCGGCCATTTGTGGGTTGGACTTGCGGCATTGCTTTGCTTTATCACTTTTTGCTTCAGCCTATTATTATCTTCGCACTCTCAGCATTTGGAATATCTTTTGTATTACCATCCTTTGACATGGGATCATTGATGACTGTATTGATGGGTATGTTAGGACTTGGCGGACTTAGAACATTTGAAAAAACCAAAGGAGTTGCTAGATGAGTTGGGATAACTTTAAATTAGAAGAATTTGCTTGTAAGCATTGTGGTGAAAACAAAATAGAACATGAGCTTATAGATAAACTACAAGCACTTAGAACTGACTGTGGTTTCCCATTTAAGATAACAAGTGGTTATAGGTGTGCTGAACATCCTGTAGAAATAAACAAATCAAAACCAGGCACACACGCTGTTGGTCTAGCAGCTGACATAGGTGTTAGAGGTAAACAAGCATTAGAGATTATATCTAAAGCCACTAATTATGGTTTTACTGGTATTGGAGTCAATCAAAAAGGTGGTGCTAGATTTATACACCTAGACATATCTAAAGATTCACAAGGTCGACCAAGACCACATATTTGGAGTTATTAACATGGACCCAATGATGTATTGGAACATAATCATTACTTTAGTATTTGCTCCCATAGTCCATGGTATAAGAACCAACGCGACAGAATTAAAAAGAGTTGATATACTACTCAATAAGACCCGCGAAGAAGTTGCAAAAGATTATGTGACTAAAGTTGAATTAACAATTAGTATAGACAGGGTTATAGATCGTTTAGATAAGCTAGACGAAAAAATGGACAAGTTAATAACAGGTTAATATGAGTAAAGGAATAATGTCATCAAGGGGCTTGGAAGGTTTGCAAGGAACGCAAATGCTACCAAAATTTCAAAACATGCCACAAATGGCTTTTGGAAACAATCCAATGTTTATGCCTCAAAAACCAATGTCTTTATTTGGTAATTACGGAGGTATGCCTATGCAACAACCTATGCAACCACCCATGCAACAACCCATGCAACCACCTATTCAAAGACCAATAGATATACCAGGAAAACAACCTTTAGACATTTTTATTGAACAACAACCAATGGTTCAAAAACCACAATCTTTATTAAACCCTCCCGAGTTGTCTCAAATGCAAAAGCCACAAAACCCAATGAGTATTGGTAGACTGCCAATTAATTTATTTAGATAATGTCAGTAACACACGAAGAAGTAGTTAAAGCCGCACAGGCAGAACAAATATTAACGTCAGAAGTTTTTAAAGAAGCAATAGAAAATCTTAAAAATGAATACATAAATCATTGGTTAGGATCAAGAGAAATTGACGATGTTAATGCTAGAGAAGATATCCACAGGTCATTATTATTATTACCAGAAGTTGAAAGGCATCTGCGTATCATTGCAGAGAAAGGCAAGCTTACTCAGTCCAATATAAACAAAATTAGAAATATTGGTTAAACCTTCCCTTTTTACTCGTTATTAAGCTAAAATACTCTTAAATACATTAAGGAGTATTTATATGAGCAATAACGGAAAACCGACTGCTTTACAAACTGATAAGGAAGTTACTGCTTCTATGTTTGAAAGTTTCTTAACCCCTGAAGAGGAAAAGGTTGAGGATGCAGTCACAGAAACAGAAGAAGTAGTTGAAGAAGTTATCGAAGATGAATCTGAATTTGTTGATGAAGAAATTGACCAAGAGATTATAGATGAGTTGGAAGATGACGATGAAGAAGAACTGGATGAAGAACAAACCGATGTTGAAGAGGAAGCTCCGCAACTTCAAACATTTACTGTAAAGGTAGATGGCCAAGAGGTAGAAGTCACGCAAGAGGAACTCATCAACGGATATTCTCGTCAGCAAGATTATACGCGCAAAACACAAGAACTCTCTCAACAGCGTAAGACTATTGAAGAGCAGCAAGCAGAGTTAGCGCAAAGAGATGCGATTTATTCGCAGTTGTTACCGAAGATGGAGGCGCAGTTAAATGCGACTTTAGGCGAAGAGCCAGATTGGAACACTTTATACGAAGATGATCCTGTTGGTTATGTGAGACAAAAACAGCTTTGGGATGAACAAAAAGAAAAGCTTACAGCAGTACAAGCCGAGCAACAAAGATTACAACAAGAATCTTATGTTGAGCAGCAAAAACTAATTCAACAACAAGTTGAAGAAGGA